CGCGGGCGGCCTTCTTGCGGCGGGCGGCTCGCTGGCGTTCGGTGAGTTCCGCCGTCGGGTTGATGGTTGTCTCCTGAGGCGGGCGGGGGCTCAAGCGGCGGGGTCAACGCGGGGTGGTGATCGACTGGGCGGTCAGACAGCGGGACGAGGCGGTGTGGTCAGCGGCCCGTACAGGCGCTCGGCGTCGCGGCGCAGCATCAGCGGCACGTCGGAAGGCGCGGGGAGCATCACGCGGTCGCCGTCGTGGGTTTCGCCGGTGAGGTACCAGGTGTCGCCGTCGCGGTCCTCGTACTCGGGCCAGCTGGTGGGGATGCCGCTGTTGCTGCACTCGCTGATCTCGGTGGCGATCGACTCGGGGATTTCGGCGGCGGGCTCGGTGGTCATGGCGGGTCCTTTCAGGCGGCGGGGAGGGCGCACTTGGGGCAGGTGCATTTGCCGTGGGTTGGGGTGGGGCCGCTGGCGGCGGTGCCGATGGGCCAGGCGCCGCGGTGTGGGATGACGTAGTCGGGTTCTTCGGGGGCTGCCGCTTCGGCGGGTGCCGGCTTGGGCGGGGGCGTTCCGGTGAGGGAGCGCAGGTAGCTCTCGAGGTCGCCGTCTTTCCGGAGGGCGGCGATGTCCTCCGGACTGAGACTCACGTCTGACTCATGTCTACAAATCGGGCATAGTGCCCTTGGAAGGCGCAGGTGATCGTCGCCGTCGGGCCGCCGCGATGCTTGCCGACGATCATGTCGGCCTCGCCCGCTCGCGGAGACTCCTTCTCGTAGGCGTCCTCACGGTGCAGCAGGATCACGATGTCGGCGTCCTGCTCGATCGCCCCCGACTCCCGCAGGTCCGAGACCATCGGCTTCTTCTCGGTGCGCTGCTCCGGGCCGCGGTTCAGCTGACACAGGATGATCACCGTGATGCCGAACTCCTTCGCCAGGAGCTTCAGCGACCGGGACAGGTCGGCGATGGCCTGCTGCCGGTTCTCGGCCTTGGCGACCTGCATCAGCTGCAGATAGTCGACAACCACCAGGCGCAGCCCGATCGTTCGCACCAAGTGGCGCACCTGGCCCCGCAGCATCGGCATCGACAGGATCGGCGAGTCGTTGACGTGCAAGGGCGCGGCGGCGATGTCCGGGGCCCGCCGGGTGGCACGGGCCATGTCGACGTCGTTGACCTTGCCCTGCTTGAGGTGGTGGTGCGGGATGCGGGCCTCGGCGCACAGGATGCGGTCGGAGAGTTCTTCCTTGCCCATCTCGAGCGATTCGATGAGCGTCGGGATCTTGTTCTTGATGGCTGCGGCCCTGGCGAAGTCCTGTGCCAGCGTGGTCTTGCCCATAGCCGGGCGCGCTCCGACGACAACGAGTTGGCCCGGCGCCCAGCCGCCACACAGGAGACCGTCCAGGTCGATGAACCCGGTCGGGATGCGGTCTTCCGCAGTCGGCTCGGTGATCGCCCGGATCAGGGAGTCGCTGAGGAGTTCGCCGATCGTGGACAGTTCTGCCTGCTCGCTCGTGCGGACGACTCCGTCGAGTTCTGCCTGGATGGCGGCGATGTCGTCATCGGGATCGAAGGCTGCGGACCGGCCGCGGAGGATCGCGTTGTGCCCGTGGGCGATGAGGCGGGCGGCCACTGCGGCCCGTGTGATCTTTGCGCCGTACCAGGGGGCCGCGCCCGGGTTCGCCGCCAAGTACAGGTCCGCTAGCTGCGGCTCGGCCGGCAGGGGGATCGGGAGGTAGCCGGATGCGTGCCAGGCGGCGAGCTGCTTGTGGACGGCCTGCCAGCGAATCTCGCCCTTGGTGAGTGTCTGGCGGATCTCGTCGGTTGCGTGCCAGGTCCAGCGGAGCCAGTCGGTGGTGATGTCGGCGGGGTCGAACTCGGCGGCCATCTCGTCGATGAGGTCGGGGCGGCTCATGGCGGAGGCCACGACTACGTGTTCGGCGTCGAGGTCGGCGGGGCGGGCGGCCTGCTCGGGCTGGTCGTCGAGCGGGGTCTCCCACATGTCGGCGGTCACGAGTTGATCTCCTCAGGGTCGTATGCGGTGGCGGGTTGGGACTGTCAGGCGGCGGCGCGGCGGCGGTCGGCGCCTTGTAGGAGCACGACTCCGCCGCGGCACATTTCGGCAAGGCGGGAACGGACCCGGTCTCCGGTGACTTCGGCGAGCGCGGAGGGCAGCACGTCGCACGTGATGAGCACGGGCCGGCGGTTGATGTACCGCTCGTCGAAAATCTCGAACAGGCGCTCTTGGGTCCACGCCGACGGGCGGGCCGCGGCGAGGTCGTCGATGAACAGCAGGTCCACTCGCTGCAGGTGCTTCACCAGGGCACGCCCGGAGTTGTCGTGGGCGTCGGGTCGCAGAGCGTCGAACAGGGCCGTGGAGCGGTAGGCCTCGACGACGGGGGTGCCGCGGTAGCTGTCGCCGAATTGGGCGTGCACCCACTGGCGTGCTGCCTGCCAGGCGCTGTGGGTCTTGCCGACGCCGATGGGTCCGGTGAGGAACAGGCTGGGGCAGTCGGCCCGGCCGGCGGCCCAGGCGGCGATGTGCTGTTCGAGTTCGATGCTCGCCTGGTAGATACCGGGGATCTTGGCGGTGAAGGTGGCGACGGCGGCGTCGCGGCGCTCGGCGATCCAGGACTGGCGGGGGGTGGGCTCGTCAGAACTTGAGGGCATCGCTGATCTCCTCTTCGGTCATTTCGCGGGGTGCGGTGGCGGGGCCTTGGGGTGCGCGCTTGCGCTGCTGGGCCAGGGCTTGGCGGCGGAGGGTTTCGTACTTGGCCCGGAGCTTTCCGGGGCTGAGGATGTGCGCCTGCCAGAAGTCGTCGTCGTGGGCCCAGTCGATGGCGGCGATGGCCTGGTCGGCTGTGACGTCGTCGACGTCGAGCAGCAGCCGGACGTCGTTGCGCCACGTCTTCGTGATCCGCGGCTTCTTGGTGCCGCCCTTTTCGATGACGGCGGCCAGGTGTTGGCAGACGCGTTCGACGTCGGGGCGGGGTGGGGTTTCGCCGGATGCCGGAGGCTCCGGATTTCCCTCTATTCCTTTTCCCTGCTCCCTGCTCCCTGCTCCCTGCTCAGGGGCGTCATCCTCCGGAGGGCTCTGGAGGTTCTCCGGAGGACTCCGGCGGTCCTCCGGAGTGTCGGAACGTCGCTGGTCAGCGGCCTGCGGGACCTCGTCCGGGGTGGGGAATCGCGGCTTCCGCGGGTGGCTGACTTTCTGGTGCTCGTTCCAGCTGTTGACGTACACGAGAGGCCGTCCGGAGGCCTCGTACAGGGTGATGAGGCGGCCTTCCTGAAGGCTCTGGAGATCCTCGCGAGTCCTCTGGAGGATGTCCGGAGCCTCTTCGAGGGGCCAGATGGCGGCCCGGATGAGACGCGGGTCCGCCTGGCCGACGCCGTTGTCGTCGACGTAGGTCCACAGGCCGATGAAGGTGAGGCGCGCGGACAACGGCTGCTCGGCGATCGTCAGGGAGGTGAAGAACTCCGGCTTGATCGAGCGGATCCGTGCCATGGGGTGGTCTTCTTTCGAACGCTACGGATGGGGTGGCGGGTGCTGCTGGTCAGGGCCGGTCGCGCGGCCGGCGGCCCGCGGTCACTGGGTGGCCGCCCGGGTGAGTGCGGCGGCGAGCGCCGTCGGGCAGGCGTTGCCGATCTGCTGCGGGATGTCGCTTCCGGACCACGGCCAGTTGGTGGGGAAGCCCTGCAGTACGCCGGCCTCGGAGTGCGAGAACCGGTCCAGTTCACGGCCGTCGGCGTCGATGATCCGGAATCGCGAGATCTTCCCGGTGACTGTGAACGCCGGTTCCGAACTGGTCCGGCGCCCGCGGTTCTTGGGGTCGCCGCCGGTGCCGTAGTTGGAGATGACGGTGAACGGTTCGGGCCTGTTCAGGGCCTCCCCCATCGACACCCACGGCTTCAGGCTGGGGTCGCCTTCGTGCTGCGGAACACCGCGTCGGTACGGCCGGTGTGTCGGCGCGGGCAGCGAAACCGGAACCCCGAGTCGGGCGACCAGTACGGCTCGCCGGCGGGTCTGCGGGATCCCGTACTGCTCGGTCCGCAGCACCCCAGTGGCGACCTCGTAGCCTTCGGCGCGGAGGACTTCGGCGTAGGCGTTCCACACCTGCTGCACCTGCTGCACCTGCTCCAGCACTACTGCCTGATACGGGCGGCCTGCGTCGAGCGCGGCGAGGATCCAGCGCAGCGGTTCGAGGACGAGCCCGGTGCGCTCGTCGCCGAGCACGGCCGGGTCCACCTGCTCGCGGGCGCCCATCCGCTTGACGGCGTCCAGCACCGCGGGGAGCGCTTCCCGCCCAGCCCCGCCCCCGGCCACGGTGTACGTCTGGCACGGCGGACCGGCGGCGAGCATCGTGGCGTCGGGGAAGTCGGCCGGGCTGTAGGTGCGGACGTCGCCGTGGGTGGTGGCCAGGCCTGCGGCGACTCGGGTGGCGACGGCGTTGGCGTCCCACTCGATGCCGACCGACGGGAGACCGGCGAGGTGGCCGCCCCGGCTGAGGCCGCCAGCCCCGGCGAACAGTTCGATGATCACGCCGCCTCCCCGAGCTGCTGTCGTCCGGCCCGCTTCCTGGGGGGCTGTCCGGCCCACATGCCGTGGAGGCTGATGTCGGCCTGCCCGGCGAGCGCGTCCGCGTGGGCGTCGCATTCGGGCCGGACGGGGCAGCGTTGGCAGATGAGGCGGGCGTCGCGGTAGGTGTTGCCGGGCCCGTCAGGCGTCCACAGGTCGGGGTCGATCTGGGCGCAGCGGGCGTCGGTCATCCAGTCGTAGCGGCTCACGCGGCCACCGCCTTGCGCTGGCGCTTCTGGCCGGTGCGCCAGTCCTGGACGATCTGGCGGACGGTGGAGATGGACACTTCGCCGTTGAGGCGGGCGAGAATCTGCTCGGGGGTGTCGCCGTGCCAGGCGAGGTGGATGATCTCCTCGCGGCGGAGCTCGGCCCGCTTGCGGAAGTTGAGCTCATCGACGACGACGGAGACCGGGTCGAAGGCCGGGTCGTCGATGCGGCCGTAGTCCTCCCACCACTGCGGATCCCGCCAGCCCTTGCTGTGCGCCACGTTGCGGGTCCGGGTGGTGTGCTTGTTGTTGGCCGGTGGGTTGAATGCCAGTTGCTCGTAGGCGGCGTTGATCCGTTCGGCGAGGTCGCGGCGGATGGTGGGTTGCCGGCCGTTGGCGATGGAGACGACTCGGTTGGGGCAGGTGCCTGCGGCCTCGCAGATGGCGGCGTAGGAGTGTCCGATGCAGGAAAGTGCCTGCAGGCGGCGGGTGCTGCCGGTTGCGTCGATGTACTGGCCGGGGTCGCCTTTGGCGGGGATGGCTACGGCGAGGATCTTCGCCTCGGTTTCGTGGCGGATCTTTGTGCGCTTGCCCTGGTAGATCGTGACGAGGTTGCTGAGCCGGACGCCGGTGGCGGCTTCAAGGCTGTCCCAGCCCATGGTTTTGTGAAGGGTTCGCAGGTGGGCTTGCGCTTTGTCGGGGCTGGTGAATGGGCTGCGTCCGAGTTCGCGGTCGATGCGGATCTTCTTCTGGTGTCGGTTTCGGGCTTCCCGGCAGGGGTCGCAGTGGCAGCGGGCTCGGCGGCCGGGGCTTCCGTAGCCGCGGGCTGTGGTTCCGTGGGCGGGCAGGGGCCGGCGGGTCATGGCTGCGGGTTCTCCTCTCGGGGCTGGTTGTGGATGTCGTCGGTGTCCTGGCTGGTCCCGCGGAGGGTGTGGGCGACGGACCAGACGGCGACGGCTGTCGCGGCCCCGGCGTAGATGACGGCGGGGAGGGCGGTGATGAGGCGGCCCATCACGCCGCCTTCGACTGCTGGGCGCGGGCAGCGCGGCGCTTGGCCGCTATCTGCCGGCCCTTGGCGGTGAGCGTCCAGACCGCGATGCGGTGTCCGTGGGTGTTCTCCTGCGTGGACGGCACCATCTGCCCGGTGTGGGCGATGATTCCGGCGGTGCGCAGCGAGTTGATGACGGCGCCGAGCAGGCCCGGTCCGAGGTCGGGCAGCGCCTCGCGAATCTGGTTGCAACTCCAGGTGATGTAGCGCTCGCCGAAGTGGAGGACGGCCTGCTCGACGAGGAACCGGTCCCATTCGGAGTGGCGGGTGATGTCGTCGAGGAGGGCGTCCTTCTCCATGGACGCGAGCCGCTCGGCGACAGACAGACGCTTCTTCATCGTGCTTCCCTTGGGGTGAGGGGCCGGCCGCATTACGGGTGCGGCCGGCCGACTTCAGTTCTTCAGCAGGGGGTTTCCGTCGCCGTAGGCCGCGAGGTAGGCCGCGAATGCGAGGTGTTGGGCCTCGTACACGCCGACGTTCAAGTTGCACTTGTTGCAGAGCAGAGCCCGCACGACTCCTGTGGCGTGGCAGTGATCGACATGGAGTCGCCTGCCAGGGGCAGGGGTTTTGGCGCAGATCGCACAGACGCTGCCCTGTGCTTCGACGAGCGCCGTGTACTGAGCGGGCGTGAGCTTGTACTGCTGCCGCAGCAATCGCTCGCGTCGCTGTTCGGGTGTTTCCTCTCGGGCCTTGCGGGTCTTGCTGCGGCACTCGCCGCAAGTCGCCCTCCGGCCACGGCCTCGCCCGTAGCGATGGAAGCGGGATGCCGGCTGAGTCTCCCCGCATCGAACGCAGGTCTTGTCCGGCTCGGACGGGAGGGCAATAGATCGACTGTCTTCATCGTGGTCCGACATGGATCGTCAAACTCCTCATCAACTGTGGGTTCCGACTGCGGCCGGCCTTAGGTGTGCGGGCTACTGCTCGGTGTGGGGCTCGGGCTGCTGCTCGGGTTCGGCGGAGAGCCAGTCGAGGAGCGGGGCGGCGATGTCGCGGGCTCCCTGCGGGCGCTGGATGACCTTGCGGGTCAGGGCCGGGCAGCGGGACTTGAGGACTTCGAGGGTGTTGTCGAGGTCCATCGCTACGGCGACGTCGAATTCGTACTCGATGCCCTTGCGCTGCTCCGGCCGCATGCCGACTCGCTGCGGCTTGCC